AAGTAACCACTACCAAGGAGCCGATTGACTTCCAGCGCCTCGCGCCCGGACTCGGCACCGAGTATGAGAGCTTCGAGGATTATAAACGACGAGTAGTCGAGGAGATGTGCGAATGAAATCCCGCGCGGGAGATCCTGGCTGACACGATCCTCCCCGAGAAGGTAGAATCGTCTCATGCCCCAGTCCAAACCTAATCCAGCGCTCCAGCCCACTCCGGCGGCTCCGACATCCAAGTGCTCCGTCGAGAAAGCTCCCAACGGCGGGCTGATTGTCCATTTTCTCATTGGGCCGCAGGAGGCCAAGCGGATTCTTTCGCGCGTTGGCCCGGGCGACCCGGCGACATGGCTCTGGGATAATCTGCTCCGGCGCGGAATCGACGGGCTGGTTTATTGAAATGCCAACTCCTAGTGAGAGCGAGGACGGCGTGAGCGCCAGCCCCGCGCAGCGTCTTAGGGCTATCGCCCGCGCCTTGAAGTTGGCGTTAGAAGAGGGGCGACGCTCGCGCGGTTGTTGTATTCAATGTGGTGAAGCTTGTATCTACGCGACTATATGCGACCGCTGCTTCAACGAGGGGCCGAAGTGAGATACACCCTTCACTACTGGATCTGCTGGTGCCACCATCAGAACGGCCCTGATCTCAAAACATGCGAGAGCTGTGGGGCGGCGAGGTTCCAGCGCAACGCCCAGGTCCACGCGGGCGATCGCGCGGTGGTCTTCTACAATCCCGCCACGGGAGAGCATCGGACGCCGGCGCGCGCGGACGCCCCGATGCCGGAGGTCTATGCGCGCCAGGGCTTCGAGCGCCGGGAGATTCTGTCGATGCTCCAGTACGAGCGCGAGACCGGGGTGGTGCACGAGGCGTCAAATTTCTTACCTGGGAATGAACCCGGGCCACGGGAGCCCGGGGGCCCAAAGGTAACCCCAGAGGCCCGGGCGCAGTTGCTCACCGACGTGCGGGACATGCTCGCATCCGGGCCGCTCACGTTGAGAGAGAGTGACAGGCAAGCGCCGAATACAGAAGGAGCGTGAATGGAAAAGTGGTGCTTGTATAAATTGTTCAAAGTTGGTTATCCGGCCTGTTGCGAGCAGAACTGGAGACGAGTTACAAGTTAAGCCTCGGCTGAAATGTAAACTAGCCATCCGCTCCCTCAACCTGCCATAATCCCCAGTAATGGCCGTCGAGAGCTACTACGATCTTCCCCCCGTCACGACCGACGAAGCGGAATACGGGACCCGCGACTATGATGTGGTCCAATGGTGCGAATCCCGTCTGAAGCGCGGGATCAACTTCGTCGAGTCTCAGATCGGGTACGACAAGATCGACATCGCGATGCGGGAGATCTTCGCTTATGAGAACTCCACAACGTCCAGCTATGTCCCGGGGCTCAATTCGAAATTATCCCAGACCCGTGTGAACCTGGTCGCAAAGATCGCCGAGGACCTCACCGCGCAGCTCACCGACACCCGGTGCTTCTGGAACTACACGACGCAGAATCCCAAGTACCAGCCCCAGGTGAAGCTCGCCAATAAATCCGCCGAGCGTTGGTACACCGAGCGGCTGATCGATCTGAGGATCGGCGATGTGATCCGCTACTACACCGTGGCGGGCACGGGGTTCGCGCATCTTTACTACTCCCGCCGCCTGGACGACATGATGCTGGAGGCGGAAGATCCGCGGAACGTCTTCCCCATCGATCCCATTTCCTACCACACGACCCAGGACGCATTGGGGGTCATCACCCGGCGCGCGCGAACCACCGACTGGGTGAAGGAGGAATTCGGTAAGACCGTGCGCCCGGACGCGGGAGGAGTGGGATCCGTCTTCGGCTGGATTCAGCGGATCGTCGAAGGCCCCGGGGAGCGCGGGGGGCCATTGTCCAAGCGCGGCGCCGACAGGCAGATCCCAGGCTCTCCGACGGTGTTCGTCAACACGATGTACCTCAACGATCCCCGGGTGAACAAGACCGGAAAAACCGTCCGGATGGGAAAGTGGGAGAACGGAAAGCCAACCAACAACTGGAGCTATGAGGTCAAACCGGATCGTCCGCTATTCCCGTTCAAGCGCCTGATCGTATGGGGCGCCGGCGCGCTGCTCGAAGACGGGCCGAGTCCGTACTGGCATGCCAAGTTCCCCTTGGTCAAGTTCACCCTGAATCCCTGGCCGATGAGCTGGTTCGGCAAGGCCCCGGTCAACGACTGCCTGCCGCTCCAGGGGTCGATCACGTCGAATCTCAGAGCGGTTGACGACCATACGAACAAAGTCCTTCAGCCCGCGATTATTGGAGATCGGAATGTATCCCGGGCGGAAATGGCCAAGGCTGATTCCAGAGCGCCCGGCCTCAAGATCCGCACGAATATGAGCTCGGGCAAGGGACTACAGATTGTTCCGCCGCCCCCGCTCGATCAGATGATTTTCCAGATCATCGAAAAATGCGAAGCCTGGATGCAGAAGCTCTCCGGAACCGCGGACCCGAGCGTGATGGCGAGCCTGGGGCAGATTCCGTCCGACGACACCATCGACACGATCATGAAGGCGATGACCCCCGGGATCAGGCTGCGTTCGCGCATCCTGGAGGGCGCGTACAAGGAAATCGCCGAGATGTATTTGTATTGCAACGCGGAGTTCGACACCCTGATCAAGCGCCTGGAGATGTTCGGGCCGCAGGGGGCGACGGCGGAGGACTTTGATTTCAATCCGGGGAACTTCATCCCCGACGACGTGCCCGATGGAGATCTTGGGGATGTCGCGGGCCAGGCGGAGGCGATCTCGCTCGGAACCCCCCGGCCGATCCACGAACGCGCGCGGGCGATGCTGCGGAGCGTGTCCATGGGAATCGATCCGAGTTCGCTCCTGAACTCCGCGATGCAACAGGATCTCATGAAGTGGTTCCTGCTCGCCAAGATGGGATATGCCTCGGTATTCACTCTGTACGAGAAGATGGGCCAACTGGGGACATTCGCGCCTCCCGGAATGGATATCCCGGCGGATGAACTCTCCCGGCTCGCGCTCCAGCAAAAGCTTGGAATCGGCATGATCGCGAATGCCGCCGGGAGAAAGAGCACCGATCAGGCCGCGCCGGATTTGGGGAGCACTGGGAACGGTCCCACGATCACCACGTCATAGGAAGTCTCAAATTATGGGAATTATACCGTTGTCAACTATACTCATGTATATAATTCCCCAAATTATGCCGGTCTCTCCCGGCTGTCACGCCTCGTCTTAGCCGGTCCATGTCCTACATGCCGCATGGCCCAGGATCGACTGTCTGCCCGCTTCTTGATCCTCCCGGCGTTCTCATGACAAGCACCCTGTGCGGGCTTAGGGGGAGTTGGTATCGAGTTCCCTATCCCATTCACGCGGGTCCCTGGATTCGCATAGACGACTGCCCCTCCATGTGTAACCGGCTCGACGAAAGAGGCTTTCATAATAACAAACTCCGCACAAGAATACAAGTTGTAAACCCCCGGAGATCACAACTTGTAAACCTATCCCTTTAGATATCCTCCCACAAGGTCCTGAAATCTCGGGACTTGACAAGCTCTACGGGATAGTTCCATAATTCCGATCAATGGCGTTCAATGGTTCGATGGTGGGGAACGGAGACCAGCCGGATGGATTCGGCGGGGGCGGGAGCGCTATCGGCAAGTCCACCTCGGGGCCTAAGAAACTCTTCACCAAAAAGACCCCCGGAGCGTCCGGGAAGCTGGGCAAGGGCGGTGCGTCCACCCGATCCGAGAGCCTCAGTAAACTTCGCGGCAAAGGAGCCTTGGCATGAAGGAACACGAGAAGAAGGAAGAGCACATGGGCAAGAAGAAAGAACACATGGGCAAGTCGCACATGAAGTCTGGCGGCGGCCTCGGGAAGAAAGAAATGGGCTTCGGCGCCAAGCTGGGACACGAGAAGAAGGGCAAGAGCGGGCTGGAAGGCCCCCGGGGATAATCTTTTGGCGCCGAGTTCTCCGAGTCCGAATCCGCAGAACGCCCCGCTCCCTCCGCTCCCCGGCATGGGGTCGGCTGGGTCGAGTCCCACACCTTCATCCAGCGCGAGCCTCGCCGGGATGATCTCTGGAATCCTGCCCGTGAAGAGCGCCGTGGACCAGATCACCCAATCCTGCAAGACCATCGCGCAGTCCGGGGCCATCCCGGGCGCCGAGCAGGTCCTGGCCCAGATTATCGCTTTGGCGAACTCATTGGTCCCGATGGCGGCCCAAAATGCGTTCGCTCCCGGGGGGACCGCTCCCCAAGGTCCCCCTCCTCCCCCTGGAGGACCCCCTTCCCCTAATGGAGGTCAAGGTCAATGACAACTCAGGAACTACTCGCGCTGCTGTCCGATGGCTTGGACGACGCCAACAAGACCAAGCTGAACGAGATCTTTGCGAACCCGATCGTTGCGACCCGGGCGACATCCCTGCGCCAGCAGTCTGAACTGGACGCGCTGAGCGCCAAGCGTCAGGAGCTGGAAGCCGCGCTCGATCTGGTCGAGACCCGCGCCGACGGAACGAAAGTCCCCAAGGGCTACCGCGCGTGGTACAACGCCAATTGGGAACAGATTCAGAAGCTCATGCAAGACGAGAGGAAGTACGTCGAGAAGTACGGCCCGCTGGATAATCCCAAGGCTCAAGGAGCTCCTAACGTTCCGCCCGCCAACGGAAAGCAATACACCGACGAGGAGATCCAGCGGATTATCGACAAGCGGTTCCAGGAGAACCAAGCGCCCAACATTTCCTCCGTCATCAAAGAAGCCGGGGATCTGATCCAGGTTCACATGTACGCGGGCCGGAAGACTCCGATTCCATTCGTGGACCTGGAAACCAAGATGGCCGAGGCGCAGAAGGCCGGGAAATCTCTCACCCTCCGCCAAGCCTATGACGAGTGGGACAAGCCCGAACGCGAGAAAGAACTGAAGCTCGCCGAAGACAAGCGCGTCGAGCAGCGGGTTACAGAGGAACTGGCCAAGCGCGGAACTCCGAGCGGGTTCCCGGCTGGCGCGGATTTCACTCCCGGCCCGATGTCGCGCCACGCGGACGCGGATAAGTTCGATCCCAACGCGCTCAAGAACGAACTCGCGCGGGATCTTTACAAGGTTAATTGATGGCACGTAATTTGAGCGACGAAACCGCCGAACAACGCAAGGATCGTTTAGAAATCCAAGCCGCCCAAATGCGGCAGAATAATAGCCTTGTACTTAAGGTAGGAGGGTAAAGCCATTCCAGACACTGCCGACATGTTAACAGTCACGACCCGTCGTTACATCGACAAGTCTCCTCAGCTCCGCGACATGGTGTTCAACTACGATCCCACCATGGGCATGATCGGGGAGAACTGCCACGAGGAGATCTCCGCCGGACTGAACTGGAACGACAACATCGAATACGATGTCCAGGACGGCGGACCGTATTCCGTCGGCCAGGACCTTCCGGCGGACAATCGTCAGCTCGAACAGGCGCTACAGTTCGGCCCGCGCTACAACACCATCATGATCCCGTTCTTCAAGGAACACATCCGGGTGATTAACGTCGCCGGAGACCCACTAACAATCG